CTGACTAAAGTAAAGACTTCTAAACGATCTTTTATTTTATTAATTTGTTTTTCGCTCATTACTAATGCTCCAGTCAACAACTTCCCTAACACTTCGCAATGCACCGTATAGGTTATCGGATGTCTGGATAGACATACTTAACCATATTGTGAATAAACTTCTAATCATGATGGGAGGTTGATATATTTTCAGTTTATAATATGTTATATGCGGTATTTATATTAGTATATAAATATTTTATATATTATAGGCCAATTTTGGCGTATTTGGTATTTAGAAATCAAAAAGGAAATCTTTTAATGGTTGAGCCTCAGAGGTCTTTATTGTTTCCTCAAACTTTTTCATAAAATATAGCTCATTTATATCTTTATTAAATTTTATTCTTTGTATGGCTGGAGGTTTATTTTCAGATGTTATAAGACTTCTAACAGCAATTTCTTCAAGTGGAGCTCTAAATTCTTTATCGAAATTATCGTATATGCCTGTTATACTAGCATAATGTTTTTTAAGATTCTCAAACCCTGTGGCTGTCATTAATCTATGTTCTAAGGGAATGTCTAAAATATTATTATAATAAATTTCTTTATATCTATATTTTTCATATATAAAATTATCGTTTGTTGGTTGATAAACGTTATACTTCTTAAGTATGTCTATATTATTTGCCATACCCAAGTGATATAGATCAGGACTTTGATGGAAAATACCTTTTAAAAGTTTTTTGTTTTTTAAATCAGCATATATTTGATAGGGTACATAGTACTTTTCTACATAACCAAATAAATTAACATTATGGGCTTTATTGTTTCCAAATGTGATCCACGGAGGGTCACCACCTATTATTATTTTCTCCGCTTCTAATGTATTTAGAAAGTATATATGAAATAATATCTGTGGGCTCCAATTTCTGTATTTTTTTACCATAGGTAGCATTTTTGTATTTTCAAAAAAATCCTTTGCGTCTATGGATATGATTTCATATGGTAAATTATATTTTTTACAAAATTTTTCTGAAAACATAACATCATTTGCATTTACAACATTATTTCCCCAAAGTGATTCGTATATAACAACACTAAATTTAAAGTCAGATTCTATCATACTGAGTGCTAAAAATTGACTATCATACCCTCCGCTTAAACATAGAGTACCATCTTTAAATTCACTAAGTTGGTCACTTATAAGTTCTTTTGTTTTTTCTTTGGAAAACTCTTGTATATCAGAAGAAATATCTCCCTTAATGAATTCCTGTCCTGGTTTAAGTTCAGGGTATTCGTAATGTAAACTTAAAAAGTTTGGATTTCCTATTCTTATTTCTGTCATTACAATTTGTTATTTGAATAAATATGATAAATATAATAAGTAATTATAACATTTAGTTATCGAAACGGAGTCAAAATGGCAAAATATATAGTAGTAATGGATTCAGACACTCATAGTAATGCTACCGAGGCAGAAAATGCTCTTAGTACAGCGGGTGCAGGAATAGAAAAAACATTTGCATTAAATCTAACATATGAAGTAGAAGCAACAGCAGAACAAGTTTCAGCAATAGTGGGATTAAAATATTCTAGTCTAAGTGATAGTGATTCAGGCGTAAGTTTACAAGCAATGAATACTAATCACTTTTTATATGTAGACAACAGGCACGTTGATTTAGAAGAAGCAAATGCAATGGTTAACCAAGATGTTGACCCAGGGTATAGTGCATTTGAACCAAAATATACAGGTTCAGGAAAAACATGCTATCTTATAGATTCCGGAGTACAATCAACCCATTCAGAATTCAGTGGTTCTACTATTAATAACCTATTTACAACAGTAGATGGCGACTATGATGATTATACAGGACATGGAACATTCGTGGGAAGTTTAATCAATGGACAAAATGTTGGTCTTGCAAAAGACGCCACAGTTCAAAATGTCAAATTATTTGATCAGTTAGCAGGAACAATTAGTTTAGGTAACGTAATGAATGCTCTAGATGCCTGTTTGGTTCATCATAATGCTAATAATCCAAATGATGTTAAAGTACTTTGTGCTCCATGGGTAACAACACAAAATGATATAATAGATTCCAAAATTGCAGAAATCAATAATTCAAATATTGTTGTAGTTGCATCTGCAGGTAACCAAGGAAGTGATGTAAATAATTATTCACCAGCAGGAGTTAATGAGATAATTACTGTGGGTTCGCATGATACTTCTTATAATATTACATCATTTACAAATACCCCATGGGACGGCTCAGATCCTGTAACATCAATCAACAACTATGGTGCGGCAATTGACATCTTTACTATTGGTGTAAATGTAAGTGGAGCGGAAATGGGTGAAACAGGCACAACATACACGGACGGTACAGGTACTAGTGTAAGTGCAGGTATAGTTGCAGGTGGTGTGTTAGGATACATTGAAAAGCACCCAACAGAAGATTCAAATAGAATTAAAGAAATTCTAGTTGCTGAAGGTTCATTAAAAGGAATACAAAAATTAAATTTAGCAAATGCGGCAACTGACGGTGGATTTAGTACATCTAATACAAATAAAACAATTCTACAGGTTGATGCAGGTGGTGTTAATGCTACTCAAGACTTGTTTAATTACCCATCTGGATCAGTGGCAAAGGTACAAAGAGGACAATCAGTTACTGTGGATTTAGGTCTTAATAGTGGGGCATCTAATGTATCCGTATTAACATTTAGTCCTTTAAGTCCATGGATGTCATTTGATACAAATACAGGAATACTTACTGCAGATACTTCTACATTAACAGCCGATCAAGCACCATCACATTATTTGTTTGGTGTAAGAGGTAAAGTAAACGGTATAACATTAGTTGAAGAGTTTGCTGTCAGTGTGTACAACACCAGTGAAGACGAACTAGTTGAAGGTACTAATGCTTTCTATTACGACACTGATAATGACGAATATGATCAGGCACAAACATTAGATTGGCAGTTGGCTCCAATTATTACTCCAACATTTATGCCATTGTTTGACGGACCAAAATAAATCTATAAATGCTTTTTATAGACTTAACATCAGAATCTGATGTTTTTAATTCGACATCTCCTCAGGGCCATTGGTTATATCATAAATTTGGAAAAAGAAATTTCCCTACAGGAGAACTTGACTTAGAAGAAGTCAAAAATTTTATTTCTAAAGAAAACCCAAAAGACATTATATGTCATTCTTATTTTGGAGACCCTTTATTTTATACAAAAATTATATCTTTTGCAGAATATTGTTATGAAGAGGGTATTAATTTAATGTTATTTACTTATGGTAATTTTAAAAGTAAAAATGATATAGATCGCCTAACCGAATTAAACGTTAAATTTTATATATTTTTATGCGGTAACAATAAAAATAATAGTTTAGTGTACATTAATTCTTCTAAAGATAATATACAATACATTTTTGAAAACATAAAAGCAGAAAATTTATTTATAGAATATTCATTGTATGACCATAATGTTAACGATTTAAAAGAAATCTTACAAGATGTTTTAGAAAAACGATGCAATATAAAAGTATCACATGGAAACTTACTGGGAAATACTTTTACTAATATAATGAACGAAAAAGGTAGATGGCTTTATGATATACATAAATGTAATATAGAATTTGATTTTATAGGAAAATTTATTAAAGATACAGAAGTATTATCAGCAATCAACACATTAGAGAACTTAGAATATAAATCAAAAGGACTATCACAAACAGCACCCGGATACTTATTGTTAAGAACTTTTATATACGATCGTGGACAAAATAATATTTTTAATACAACTCTTGAAAAAGTTAATGCTGAGAAATTTTTAAAAACTGATGGAGATACATATATAAATTACTTAGGTTATATATTTGAAAACAGAGATATTTATGAAACTTTTAGTAACTCTCTCTGTGATGATTGGAGTGAAAATTTAAAAAGAAATGGCCAATCAAAAATAGAAAATTCTTTAATTTCCAGTGATATGAAAAAATTAATACACATTAACAGCAAAAACAAAGCAAATGAGAAATTAAAAATTGTATATAAAGATAAAGATCGAAGATCGAGTATGAAACTTGATCTTGACTTTACAGAAGAAGGTAAAACATTGCACTTGTTATCGTTTTTAGCAAACGAAGATTTATCTAAATATCATATTTCTAAACAGTTTTAGTAATAGAAATATCCGATATATTATTACAAAAATCAAAAGGACATATGGTCATAGAATCTGGTATATACCAATCAGTACTTGTAATATTACCAAAATTTACTGCTCCACACCAACTACTATATATTTCACCACTGGCGTCTATATTTAAACTTTCATATCCTAAATGACATTTTAGTCCTTTAAATTTATTAAGACCTTCATTTATTATTTGATGGTGTTGTACAAATTTTTTTGTTCCATCGTCATATAAAAACTCTGTCATTATATCTGTATTTATGAATTCTTGAGACTCTGAGATATTACCATCATCTTGTTCTTCAGGTTCTGCAGGCTCTATTGGCATAGGTGCAATGCCGGGTTTTTGTAGTATTTCTAACTCCTTGTCTGTGTAGTTCCAGTATGTTTCCTGCTTACTGTGACGCCCTAAGAGCTTCTTATACATAGTCTTTACGCATATACTGACGTTATAATAGTAATTATGTTCACAATCTTTAAATAAATCCCTGCATTCTTCAGCAAAATCTCCTAATTCTTCTACCTTTTCGCCTACACCTGCAATGTTTATATCTATTTTAACATCTTCTTTGATCTCATTTATTACGTCTAAAAAATGTTGTTTATCCTGTGTCTGAGGATGGAATGTTAGTACAACACTATCCATATAATGTTTTGCTTTACTCCACCAATTAACCGTTCTACTGGCATTTGTATAAACAACACTGGTTGAGTTATACTGGCTGATCTTTTTAATTATATCCTCGAACCCTGGTATCACAGTGACTTCACCACCTATTAATTCAAAATCTGTTCTTTTCCCTATTCTATTATAGTATTCACATAGACGCTCTATTGTTTTTATGTATGTATCTTTTTCTAACCAAGGCTTAGAACCGTCATGTAATATAGGAGGACAATATTCACATTCATAATTACATGAATTACCCATGTTCCATTGTATTCTGATAAAGTCCATTACTCCACGAGCATGAGGACCACGAACTGAAATGAGATTTGGCATTATATGCCTACTTGAACCGTTGCTGGTACAGTACCTTCTACATTATGACCACATGTCACAGTACTAAATTGATGCATAGCAACAGGGCGGCCTTCAGCAAATACTGAAGTTGATCCAGTAACGATACTTGCTACGGTGTGAGGTGCTTCGCCGTGAGTAAAAACCTGATCTCCTGGTATAGCCGCTGAAGCACAACTAACTATAGAACCGTCAGCAAGTACGGTAGGTGCACCAGGACCGACGATTACACCGCCCCCTGCATTATCTAAACCTACTCTTGCTATTCCTGGCATACTACTATTTATGCCTTTTGATTACTTAGATTCTGGATTCTCTATTAATTTTAAATAGTCGTTAGCAGAACTTTCAAGAGATTCCACTATAGAAAGTATATTATCTGTACTCATCGCAACCTCTATACTTGGGCCCGTGTATTGATATGGAACAACAGCAATTTGATTATCCATAATGATAACTGTTCTAGGTTCTTCTAAAAATATAATATTATCCGCTTTTACAAATGACATAAGTTTAGCCATTAACTCAACTCCAGTCACTAATTTAATTGTTACAATTTTTCCGATTAATGCTTCCGTATTATACATTATAAACTAAATCCTTTAAATGTGTCTTCATTGACATCTTGTTTTGTGCCACCTATAACATAACTACTTATTTCTGTTTCTTGAGGTGCCACCTGTACACTACCTCCTGTTATCCATGCCTGTGTCCATGGTAAAGGATTAGTCCCACTATTATATACCTTTTCTAAGCCTACGGCGTGCATTCTTTTGGCCGCTATAAACTCAACATATTGTTTTAGTAGTTCTGCGTTAAGTCCTATTATACTGCCATCTTTAAACAAGTAATCTGCCCATGCCTTTTCCTGTTCTACAGCATCTATAAACATCTGCTTACACTCTTCTGCACATTCTTTCTGTATCTTTGCAAAGTCCTTGTCCTCCTGGGGCAAAAACTTCAACATCTGCTGTGTACTTGCCAGGTGTACATTTTCGTCTCTGGCAATTAATTTTATAATTTTAGCATTGCCTTCCATTCTTTTGAGTTCAGCAAATGCCCAACTACATGCAAATGATACATAAAAACGTACGCCTTCCAATATGTTTACGCTCATTAAACATTTATATATACGTTTCTTATGCTCATATATGTCGTATTTCTTACTGCCTGTATCTCTGAGTAGATTATATTCTATCAGTTTATCATAGTTTTCTGTAATACTATCTGCACAATCACATATTTCTTTAATGTCTAACATTTCATCAAACACTTTACTAGGGTTTGCATACACATTTCTAATAATGTGTGTATAACTTCTGCTATGTATAGTTTCTGAAAATGCCCATGTCTCTATCCAGGTTTCTAATTCTGGTAGGCTTACTACAGGCAGGAAAGCAATATTAGGAGAGCGTCCTTGTACACTATCCAATAGTATTTGTCTCTTTAAATTAGAGGTAAAGATATGTTGCTCATGATCTGATAAGTTTTTGAAATCTGTTGCATCTTTAAGTATATCTACTTCTTCTGGTCGCCAAAAGAATCCTAACTGTTTATCAGTTAGTTTATCAAACTGTTTGTATTTAAGTGTATCATATCTTTGTACTACAGGCCCTCCTGTTGGATCTAAGAACATTTTTACTTTGGTATGATCTACTCTATTTTTTGTATTTAAAACTGTCATTATATTTTACAACTCTCGCAATCTTCTTCATCTATTTCTCCTGCATCTAATTCAGGTAGATTATCTTCTTTATTAATATCTATTTCACCTTGTCCGTCAAATGTATTATTATAGTATAATTGTTTGCCACCATACTTATAAAACATCAGGATGTCTTGTATCAATACACTCATTGGTACTTTTTCATCTTCATAGTGTTCTGGATTATAAGATGTATTTACCGAAATTCCCTGGTCAATATATTTTTGAAGTACGGCCATTATCTTTAAATAACCTTGTGGTGACTTTTGATCCCACAGTAGATCATATTTGTTTTTATAATATGGAAAGCCTGGTACAACTTGCTTTAGTACACCGTGTTTACTTTGTTTGATACTTACAAAACTTCTTGGGGGTTCAATACCATTAGTACTATTACTAATCTGTGCGGATGTTTCTGCAGGCATAAGTGCCATTAGTGTACTATTTCTAATACCATGTTCTTTTAGTTCCTTACGCAATCCTTTCCAGTCCATGCGTTCTTTATTTTTAATTAATTCGTCAACATCTTTTTTGTATGTTTGATTAGGTGTAATACCGTGTCCATATTTTGTTTCCATATTCTTGGGACATGCACCTTTTTCTTTAGCAAGTTCGATACTTGCTTTAATTAAACCATAACTCCATCCTTCTGCCCATTCGTCAATCAACTCTAATTTAGGTTCTTGATATGTGCTATCATTTTTTGCCATCCAATATGCAAAGTTAATAATACCAATACCTAACGGACGCCTATTCATTGTGCTTAATTCAGCGGCTATTATAGGATACTCCTGATAATCTAATAATTCATCTAATCCTCTAACTGCTAAATTACAAATTTTATCCATTTCTTGTAAGTCTTTAATTACTCCCCAATTGATTGCACTTAGAGTACATAAACTAATTTCACCTTCTTCGTCTTTAGCATCATTCAATGGTTTTGTAGGTAGATCAATTTCACAACATAAATTACTTTGTTTTATTGGTGCTACCTCTTCTAAAAATGCTCCATGAGTATTAGCATGATCTACATTCATTAAATAAATTCTACCTGTGTCCTTTCTTTCTGTTACAAAAGAACTGAATAATTCAATTGCAGGAATAGATTTCTTCTTTATACTTGTTTTACGTTCTGCCGTTTCGTATAATTCTTTAAATTTGTCTTGATTGTTAAAGAATGCTTCGTATAGTTCAGGAACTTCATGAGGACTAAACAAAGTTATATTACCACCACTAATAAGTCTTTCGTACATCAGTTTGTTAAACTGTACACCATAGTCCATATGACGCACTCTGTTGTCCTCTGTGCCCTTATTGTTCTTTAATACTAATAAGTCCTCAACTTCTAAATGCCATATAGGATAGTATAATGTAGCCGCTCCGCCTCTTACACCACCTTGGCTACAACTCTTAACTGCTGACTGGAACATTTTATAAAAGGGGATAACACCTGTATGAGTTGCGTCACCATTTCTAATTGTTGACCCTACTGCTCTAATACTACCTGCTCCTATTCCTATGCCTGCCTTTTGACTTACATATTTTACAATACTGGCACTAGTAGCATTAATACTATCTAAACTGTCATCAGTTTCAATCAATACACAACTGCTAAATTGCCTTTGTGGTGTTCTAACACCGGCCATAACTGGCGTAGGCAAAGAAATTTTAAATAGACTGATAGCATCGTAATATGCTTTTACATATTGTAATCTAGTTTCTTCTGGATACTTAGCAAACAATGTTGCCGCAATCATCATGTATGCAACTTGTGGAGTTTCAAAAATTTCACCTGTTGCTCTATTTTGTACTAGATACTTACCACGAAATTGTTCCATAGCCGCATAAGTCAATACTTCATCTCGATCATGTTTAATGTGATCATTTAGTTCATTGATTTGCTCTTTTGTGTATAAATCTGTAAATTCCGGATCGTAAAATCCTTTATCTATATTATCTTGTATGATATCACATAGACACGGAGGAGTAAATGTTCCATAAACTTGTTTACGCAAATGATAATTAATTAACCTACCTGCTACATATTGGTAGTTTGGTGTTTCTTCTGATATTAAATCTGCGGCACTTTTAATAAGTGTTTCTTGAATGTCTTCTGTTGCTATACTTTCAAAAAATTGAATTTGAGAATTTATTTCTACTTCTGATGCACTGACGCCACTGATTCCTTCACATGCATACATCACAACTTTATGCAACTTATCTATATTTAGATTCTCTAGTGTGCCGTCTCTCTTTTTAACCTGCATGTGTGTCCTTGTCTATTTAAAGTTAAATTGTAAATATATTTACCTAATTTATATTGTAACTTAAAACTATTTAAATGTCAATATAAAATATCATTTGTGTGTATTTTATTATTATGAAATATTGTAGCATTTTCTTTAAGATAATCTATATCTACAATACTGTCTTTTTCAAAATTATATACTTTATTATTTTGAATCCCTACTAAACCTGTATTACCATTTATGTTATTACTTATCACACATAAATCTATTTCTCCTTCTAATATGAAACCTTTATGAAGCAATGTAGACAGAAGGACTAGTGTTATTCCGCTTTGGCAAAAATGTCCTTCACTAACAATTTCAAAGGGAGTAGGCCAACTTTTGGGAGTATAGTAATCTATATATCTAGAACAAATTTTAATATTTGAAAAACACTCTAAAATGGAATCAAGATCATAAGAGGGATCGTTTCTTAAGTCTCTCCAAATTTTAAGTCTATCCTGTGATGTATGTGTGTTTGAAAACATTCACTGATTTTATGATGACCAACGTTTAGTTAGATAATTTATTCCTAATGCTTTAGATGTAGAGTTTACTGCCTGTAGTGTTATTGCAGAGTTGCTTGAATTGTATGAAGCACTAAATACAACATTACCACTTAATGTATCTGCTACATCACTTGCTATGTCTTGAAAAATAATTCCACTATTACCAGTTGAAGAATTATTGAACACATTTAAATACATTGTACCAATCCTTCTATAATTACCATCAGTTGTTCCATCATACTTTACAGTATAATCTATAATAAAAGAATCATAATCAGCAGTATCTATTTGTTTAGATAATGATTGTAGAGTACCTACATTAGTAATAACATCGTCCTCTAAGTCATCAAATGTTGTGACTTTAGAACCACCACCGGTCGATTCACTTGTAAGTAATTCTATATTAGTTTCTATATTTACAAGACCTCTAATTTCTGAAGATGCTGTAGCAAAATAAATATTATTACAAATATGGTTAAAGGCCTGTGCTTCTTCACGTGTAGCAAATTGTATATACCTTGTATTATCACTGTTTCTTGTTTGAATATTAAGGATAAAGTTCGATAAGTTTGAGCTACCAACACTATAAGGATCACTAACTTCCACACCAGTAAATAAATTTACATCTTTGCTATCCATTAATCCATTCAGCCAGGATTCTAATTTTGCTTTTACCGTGTTATTTACTTTAGTTTTACTTCCAGCATTTAATCCTAACGTGCCTAATGTATTGTTAGCATCATTGTGTAATCCAAATTCTATCGCACCGCCTGGATTACCTGCTGATATTGAATCTGCTGACGCCTTTGTTGTTACATATACTTTATTAGTAGACCCTGGTATATATTGTACATCTAAAAATTCTGATGAGTTAGCCACATTTGCTAAAACTTCAGGTAAAGTAGTAAATGTTGATAAATCATAACTTATTACAGGCGTTACATTTGCTGTAGACTCGTTAATTATTACGTCATAAGTTCCTGTGACATTACCGGTTACAGCCGAATTTGCTTCTATTAAGAACGTATTAGTAGTTAATACTGCTCCATCATCCGTATCACCTATTTGAAAATTAGATGTGCCTATAGAAGAATCACTTGACGTTGCTACGTCTATGTAACCACGTTGTGTATATCCATGACTACTACTTATAATCTGTACATTAGATGTATTATTTGTGCCATGTATAATGTAATCTAAACCGCCTGGAATTGCACTAAGAATTCCTGCTTCAGTCACAGTAAACGAATTGCTTGTAACATTGCTAACTTGATACGGACCACTAGTAAATAATGTTGCGTTTGCACCTGCAAAACTTACATAGTCTCCACTTCTTAATCCTTCTATATCTGCTGTAATTGTAACCGTTGAAAGAGATGCTTGAGAAGCCGTTACTGCTCTAGCAGTTTGCCATGTATTACCCGTTGGTAGGGTTACTTCTAAAGTATTAGGTTGTACATTGGAAACTTGTAATGCTTTATCGCTTAACCAATCGTCTGTATCAGAAAACAATATATGATCGTTTACACCTGAATTACTATACTGATTATTACTACCGACTGCTACTGTTATTGTTGCCCCACTTTGTGATACATTTACTTCTGAAGTACTTTTTAAATCACTTCTACTTGCAAGTAATGTTCCTAGTGATAATGAATTAGGAGAAGATATTGTTGCTCCATCTTCATATACTGCTAAATGCTTAAACTCTAATCCTATAAAACCTTTTCCTGATGTTTCAGATACTCTTATAAGATCATTTGTAAGTTGTCTATAAACAGGAATATTATATTGATCATAAAAACTTTGTGCTGAAGATCCTGGGTATATTGTACTAACATTCGATAAGGCTCTTATAATAGCCGCATTGCCATAATAATTAATTGAAACCTCATCAGTTTGCAATGGAGCAACACGGAAATTTAATGTGTGAACGTTTGAGCCTAAAGTTGTTGTTTGGAAACTGTAGTCTGTGGAAGATGACGGGTCAATATTAGTATCGTCACCTATTAGAACTTTATTATTTTTTATTACCTTGATACCACTTGATTTAAATTGTTCATTAGTAAGTATATTTTTAATATTGTTAGGCGTAAATGTAAGTACATTAGATGTTGTTAAACTTTGATTAGATGATAATACTACGTTAGGAGCATCAAAAGATACAACTGTTACTGTTCCTGTTATATCATCACCAGTGACAACGTCACCAGAAGAAATATATGTATTACTAGAATTCAATGTAAAAGAAGTGCCTGTATTATTTGCAGTAACTGAAGCAGTTGGTGTCTGTGTTATATTTTCGTTAAATACATTTAACCCACTGCCGCTATAAGTTTCATCTGTTATATTCCATAATTTAGTTTTTGAAATACCATCGAAAGAAATATTTTTAGGGAATTTTTTATGGGGAACAGTAAATGCAATTATTCTAGTGTTTGCAATACTTTTTGTGAATGTTTCAGCACCTGACGTCGTTTCAAAAATACTTAAATTAGCATTTTCTCCCTGTAAATTACCACCTATATATACTTGCTTACTGTCAGTAGCAAATCCGATTTCACCTTCTCTCAAAGGTTGAGGAAGATCCTGCTTCAATCCTCTACGGTTTTGAATTCTTGATATTATTACATTGTTGTTTGCTGTTGCCATACTAAAAAATCTCCTGATTCAGTAGTATTTATCACTTTATGACTTACTTGGAATAAAAGTCTGCGAGTCTATTACTCCACTTATCACAGTACTCTTCAAATTCTTTACCTTCTATAACAAAGTCAGCATATTTGCCTTCCCTATCTATCATAAGTATTGCAACTTTTTTAATATCTGTACCAAACATTTCATTATGTGCTAATGCATATGCACATCCTTGCATAAAATAGTCTTCAATCCATTCACGTTTTTTAATTTTTTTTGCAGTTTTAAAGTCTATGATCGCTTCTTCGCCTTCCCACATTCCTACACCGTCTGCTGTTCCGGCATATAAACCTTCTGCTATAAGCCCAACTTCAACTCCGTATATTTCGTCTACTTTACTTAATCCTTTGTCTATCATTTCAGTAACCATATTTTTAGCCATAATACTGATATGATTATTACCTTTAATTTCGTAATCTTCCTGTAGTATAAATTTTTCTAATGCATTATGAACTTTGGTACCAAGTCCTGCTGACTCTGTGCTTATACGAGTTGCTTCTGCTTCACCTACACGTTTACGCCAGGCTATGAGAGCAGTTTTGTCGCCAGTATCTCCAAGAATAGTTGTAACACTAGGTACAGGCTTTTCGTCCTTACCTACATATCGTCTGCCTTGTTTTGTTTGTATTCTTTTTAGATTTGGGTAGTCGTACTTCGATACTAACATAATATATTATAACTGATTTTTAATTATTTGTAAAGATATTTACCAGGAAATATTCCAGGTAATTGTAGAATTGGACGAAGTATTTGTTTTAACGGCTACTCCATACCCTAGATCTTCGAAATGTTTTTTAACATAATTCATTTGATCTAATTTTGTAGGATCAGTTGTGATACTGTTCCATACATTGTAATAAACATTACTGTTAGTCATAGTTGTTGAACTGATGACATTTGCATATAGTACACCAGCATCTATATTTGCAATAACGGCACTTTCTATAGCAGTAACTTCTGAATGTATAACACTATTATTTCTGGTGTCCTTTCTAGCCTGAGTTGCATTTACAAATATATTTGCCATTATAAATCCGCCTTAATATCTTTCATTGCCTGATTACCAGCCATTTTACCTACATTAACACTGGGTTCAGCATCAGTATCTATATCTCCAGATAATTCACTGTTAGGTATTATCTCTTGATCATCTACACTACTAGCAAATCCACTGGTATCAACAGCCTGGATAATTTCCTCAGTAGAAGCAACATATCCCTGCTTTGCTAAAATATTTTTAAATTTATCTGTTTTTATTTTTTTAAGATTTTTAGAAGATATTACGGCAAGTAAATCTTGTACTGCACTTAATAAGTCATCATTATATGACTCTGTAATATCCTTAATAAGCATTTACACCTCTATTGGTGCACGTCCTAATGGTTCATCTTCTGGGCCTGATGCGGCTGGTTCGTTTACATCCATTTCAGGTTCAGAGGCTAAATCATCTAAACTTACATCATCTGAGCCAAGATCACTTGTATCACCTAGACCTAAGTCTGTTGGTTGACCTGTAATATTACCCACTATTTGATTGACACCGTCTTTTGCTTGTTTTGATGCTTCTAACGCCTGTGATAAAACACTCTCTGCTGAGTCTTTAAACTGGGAAGCCTTATCTGCACCAAATTCATTTATCATTTGATCTGCTATTGCTGGTAGATCTTCATTTACCATTCTTCCTAATCTTTCTACATGATCCTGGATATCATCTGCTAATGCTCTAACCGCCATAACAACTTCTGCTTCTTCTACAGATTCAACTTCTTCAGAAAGCATATCGTTTATAATATCATCGAACATACTTTCTTTCTTTGCTTGTTTCTTTTCATCTGATGTATCGCCAGTAACTTTGTAAGTTTCGCCGTCTACTTCGAACTCATCTTTACCTTGTGCAATCGCGTCTTTTCTTGCACCTGTAAATTTGTTTTGCTCTGCAACTTTCTTACCAAACATTTGGATACCGTTTGCAACTGCATCTTCTTCTAAACCGTTTAAGAAACCAACAACTGCATCTCTGCTTTTGCCACTTACTTCTGCAAACATATTAATTTTTTCTTCAATTGCTTCTAAACTTGTCACATCTTCTAATTCTACACCACACTCTTTTGCTAGTTCGCTAAGAAGTTTTTGGTTTAAATCTGTTTGTGGGCCATCTATTGCAATTTCTTCTAATGATTCATGTTTAGAATTACAACTTGCTTCATAATATTCTTTTGCCGCTGTTAATACTATAGGTAAAACATGCTCATCATCATAAGCATATCTGGAATCTTTTCTAAATCTATTCATACATTCTTTACTTGCTTCATCCATAGTGTAACCAGAATCCATTAATTCTTTAATGGTTTCTCTTAAACTACTACACATAGATTCATAAGCAGGTGATTCTGCATACATGCCTTCTGATAGCATTGTATCGATAACATCCTTAATGCCTAAATACTTTGCATATTCAGGTTCTAATTGAAAATGCTTATTTGTATCTTTAAGTTTGATAATCGCTTTTTCAGTCATTTCTTTTACAGTAGTAAGTTTTTCCTTTTTAGGAAAAGAACCTACTGCTACAGACATTCCAAAATGTTCTTTCAATAGACTATTAATTTTGTTTATTTTAGTTTTTCCGCTTGTATTTAAATCTCTTAAATGCATGATATAATCCTAAGTATAAATTTGTATACTCTTATTTATCATTTGATGAATGTTTAATTAAATTAAATTAATATATTTTCTGGCTTCTTTAGCCATGTGAATAGAATCTAACAATCTTGCCCGGGCACCTGATACTTTAAAAACGTCTTTACTACTAGAAATAGTATGCCTATAAAAAAGGATATCGTTCATATGCTTATAATATCTATCTATATGGATTTTTAAATTAAATAAAGAAACACTTTTAGGGTCTTCTGCTTTATTTAATTCATTAGTAAGTTCGTCTGCAACAGATTTAAATGGAATATTGTCTATAATTATATTATTAGATATGCAATCTAATACCTTATATCCAGGTTCGCTTTTACCTACAACATAGACGCCCTTTTTTGCAACATTTTTTGCAAGATTGTCTATTTTACTTTTTAGATGTGCCTTATTATAAGGTTTCTTTTTGTGGATATACTTTGTAGCCAATGATTTCTCCTTTACGAACCTTTTTAATAACATCTTTCTTATACATTTCTTCTGCTATATAAAGTTCTCGTTCGTTTAAAGTATTTACACCTATAAAGCCTTCTAAGTTAAGTTTATTGAAAAAACTTGTTTCTGGATTACTTATAAATTTTAAGACTTTGTTTTTACCTTTGACTGTTCTCATTTCTATCCGGCATGCATTGCCGCCATATGCTTTTTATACTTGGCTGTGCCTTTTTTGTGTGGGCTTTTACCTTCGGGTAAGTCTAAATGTGAAAGCATATTAATAGCATCTTCTATTGCTTTGCCTGTATCACGACCTCTATAAAATTCTGGCATATTGTCTGCCATATAACTTTCTAGTTCGTCCATGCTACTGAAATCATCTATCATGGGTTCAACTAAATCGTGTAATATTTTAGCGGCCCTGTCTCTGGCCTCACCTTCTTTTACTTTTTTCTTTGTTTTACCAAAAATACTAGGATTTGGACGTTTACGCATACCACCAAGTGGTACTGCCACTGTGGCAACAGCACCTGCTGTAGTCTCTGATATTATTTCATTTATTTTCATAATACTATTTATCTTCGTTATAAAGACTAAAAAATTCGTTGGCAATATCATTATGAATCTCTGGCCCATCATGACTGAGATCTCTTGCTTTAGTATAACTAGGTTTATAATAAAGTAAGTTACTATCTAAAGAACTAAAATGTATATTAAGAGACTTACATCTATATTTTAACAATGCTTCGTCCCTATGATAATTTAAAAATGTGGTATGCTCTAGACTACATATGTGGTTTAAAAGATCTCTAGTTAAATTTTTATCTTCCCAATTATCCAGATATTTGTCATTAAAAAATGGCTGAAGGCTAACGTCTTGATCTTCTAATGGCTTTTCTGCTTCTTGTATATCAGTGAAACTAATTAAATCCAGTCTATTAGGCGGGGGTATAAGTAAAAATACTCCCTTGACCTTTTTAAACTCTTCTAGAAGGTATTCTGTACAGTACATACTTGAAATATTTGTTGAACAACCTGGAACGGATAAATTAATATACTCACAATCCATTTTATCTGCTAGTTGGTGTATCCATGTTTGATGTTGATGTAACCCAGTGCCATATGTAATACTACAGCCTATTCCAATAATTACTTCTTTATCTTTTATTTCATCAAAATTTTTGCTTCTGCATCCATGTTTGTTAATCTTATATTCTATTTGTACAAGTTTACCATCTTCAACCCAATTATTCTTTTTCAATTTTTCTAAACTATCAGGGTTTTCATCACAATTAAAAGTATCAATTCCTACGTAATATCCTTCATCATTTAATTTTTTTTCTTCAGGTATTATAGGAACTGATCTTTTTTGTATTAGTCTTGATAAAAATTCCATATACATGTCTTTATCATTCTGATATATCTCTTTTAGATATCTGTACATCTTTCCATTCGTTAAATTTAATTTACCTAAATTTTTACTCATAATGATAATTTGTTTACTATATCACAAGCAAAATTATGATGTGTTCTTTTTCCGTAATGTGCCATATCTCTAGCAAAATCAAAATCATCGGCACGGTATTCTTCTGCAAAAGAATAAGAACTCTTTACTATTAAAGGTATGTTAGACTGATATGCTATTTTTTGTATAGATTGTACACCTGTAGATGTTCTCTCTAAACAATTTTCCTTACCCAATAAAATATTTTGATTATGTCCGATCCAATCTGGTTCTGTATCAGTATCATTAAAATACTTATGTACAAAAGGTACTCTACCAGTATTTAAAGTAGTCTTTCTTCTGAAATCTCTAATCCATTCCATTTGTATAATGTCAGTTCCAGTTTCATGAAAAATGTTTTCATGGTATTCATACTTTGGATTTTCGTGATCATACCAATTACAAAAATAAGAATATCTTATAGAAGGAGGAAGTAATACTACAATAGCCTTGCAATTCTTTACCTCATGTTTAAAAAAATAATTTATGTAAAGATTCCAAAAATCTATACCAATTGCAGGGCAGGATATATTTACCGATCTTAATCCTAATTCTTTTGCTACTAATTCAGTCCAAATATCATCTTGATCCAACCCTGTACCAAATGTATGACTACAACCAAAAAATACAATAGAATCTGTATCAGTAAACTCTTCACAACGAAATCCGTGTTTATTGACATAGTATGAAACATTATCATTACATTTTCCATCTATATCTATATACCCCTCTCTTTTCAGTACTTTTTCTTCAAAACTTTCTTGTTTATTGTAAAGTGATTCTAGAGTATCCCCTAAACTAAATTTAAACTTCATAGAATATTCTGGTCTGTCACATTTCTCTTGCCAGTCAACATGAAAATTATTCATACTCCTTTTGTAATACATTTGTCTTATTTTGTTAAAAGAAATATTATCTTGGTTAGTATCTCTTATGAATCGATTATCATGATAATAGATAACTTTTTGAATTTCATCAAGAGAAGAAAAATAATCTATATCGGAAAATATGTCTGTAGATATGTCGTACATGCATTTATTTATTTAGGATTTTTTCTTGCCAGCCTTCATGTTGGCACACCAGTGATACATTTTGCCTCGCTCACCACTATACTTTTTGGCCTTCTTGCGAAGTTCCGTTGCGGAACCTTTACAACTTGCACCTGCACGTTTTACACGCCCTGGTCTACTCTTGCCTTTCACTTTACCGTCAGCAAGGTTTTCGTCTACTATATATGCTGGTATTTCTTCTTTACCAATATCTTTTGCTTTTTGAACTCTGTGGAATCCATCCAATATAGTTTTGCCATCAACATCTACCACTATAGGGTCTGTTGTGTCAGCAAAATTCACATCACCCAAATCACCTATAATCCTGCCAAACCCTGGTGTTTTCATGTCTAAGTCTGCTACTTTAACTTTTGTTAGTATTGTGTTTTTGCCTTTTAAATACTGCTTTACTTTAGCACTTAAATTTCTTCCTTGCTTTGTAACATCTTGCGACTTATAATTTTCATCGTATATGCTTTTTTTAGGTAACTTTTTTAGATCTTTTTCTCGTTGTTTTAAATCTGCTTCTATACCTTTAAGAAGAGCACTCATATCTTGTGATGCTTCTATTGTTTCACTTATCGCTTTTAATTTTTTCTCATATAAAGATTTAAAATAATGTTCTGGCATTACTTCTCTGTCACTAGTTGTATGAGAAAAATGATTCATAATATCTTCTATTTCAGAATTTACCATTATAGCATCTACCTTTTTCATTCCCAACATATGAGCCGCATCATATCTATGGTGTCCATTTATTAGATAGCCATTTTTATCTAGAATAAAAGGCTTATCTTCATTATTTAGGAAAATATCTTGTGCTTTTTTACTCAGTCCTTGAACTCGTTGAGTTTGTACTGGCTTTATATTACTAATACTTATAGAACCTCTTTTATATGTAAATGGTGATGCATCTAAATCATTTTTATTTATTTGTGGCATTTGACTTCTATCAAAATGTTTATCTGATAACTTTCTATTGTATTCTTCTTCTACAACTTCCCTTAGTCTAATAACACCACAGCCAACTCTGTCTCCTGCATTACCTGTTTTTAAACTTTCTTCATCACCGCCTTGACCTAAATCATCTTCATCTGCGTGAATAACTATTGCTCTACCTACTATGTCAGAAAGTTCTACCCTTTCTGCTTTGATTTGAAATCTTGCTGTACCTGATTTATCTGCAACTATATTACCTAAGTCACCTACATGCCCTTGTTGTAAACTGCCATGATCAACACCGTCTGGATTGTAATGGCCACCTGCACTAGCACAACCATCACTTAGATCGCCAAATTCGTGTATGTGAAAGCCATGTTTACCTGGTGTTAACCCTTTTACTATGCCTTTAATTATTGTAGGCTGTCCGGGTTTTTGTTTAAACTTTACAGCACCTTGTACATTACCTTCAGTATGTTCAAGTTGTGCTATTGCTTTGATTGTTTCTTCGGCCTCAGTGATACCTTCCAGTCTACTACATTGGCATCCAATAGATCTTGTTTTAGGGCAGGGTATTACCTGTTGTATTGCATCAAATATTTTCATCGTCTATTTTATTTTTTATTTCTCTTAGTTTTTCTTCAAAGACTTGATCTAATTCAAATATTGCACTTTCTAAATTATTCTTGGCTTTATAGACTTGATTAATATCATATTCATCTATTTCTACACCATATTTTTCTGCAAGTAATGACAGTTTAGAAATAATGTCCATATGCATATCTGCATATTTAATTTGTTTTGTTATATCCCTTGCTTCTTTCACAGCAAACTCTAAATCCATAGCATAGTCATTTAAGTTTTCGTATATGCCTTTACCGTACTTAAAAGTTTTCTTTTTCTTTTTCTTTTTCTTTTTACCAGGGACCATACTACCTAAAAATGCATAACCTCTACTTACTGGTGCATCACTACTAGGAGTGGAATCGGAGGATGTAGTACCACTATCTCCGGTGCTACCACTATCTGCAGACCCTCCGTCTCCACCTGAACTTGTTCCACCTGTTGCTCCGCCTGTGCCACCTGCGGCACCGCCGCCTCCTGCACCGCCGCCTGCACCGCCTCCGGCGCCACCGCCACCGCCACCGCCGCCGGCTTCTGCGTCTAGACGTGAACGTTTGCGTTTTTCTAATTCTTCTTTACTTAAAAATAATTCACTTATTTTCATACTTTACCCTTTTTAAATTTCATCTGCACAAATACTTCTGCTGGATTAGAATTAGAACTTACAGCACTTACACCCAACGAACCTGAGTGTGGACCTTCTATAAATTCTATAAACTCATCTTCACTTTTCATATATGCTGTTTTGCCTGTATACAAATCTATTGCTAATAATGAATCAAACTTACCTTTACTTACATAATCTATATAATTTGCACCAGCATATTGCTTTGCTATCTCTATACTTTGATTTGACGATTGAACTGCTTTTGCAATCTTTTGTACTGCTTTTGGTATAAAGACGCCTGTATATAAATCTTTAACAATTAACCCTCTTCTTTTGTCTCCTACAGGTAAATCTGTATTTAGATATTCTAAAAACTTTCCGAATCCTAGAGTTTTGTTTCTGGGATCTTTTAAATGTTGTGCTATGGAAGGTATATCGTTTTCATATTTCAATAGTCTTGCTGTAGCATCATCTCCAGTTAATCCGTGCATACCTAATCTTCCGCCACCTGAACTTGTCTCACTCTTACTTGCTTTGACTTCTACTAGGTCACCATCTACTTTAATATCTCCTGTAGAGTCACTTAATTGAACTCTATCACTAAGCATTGCTAATGCAAATTCACCTGGGCCTTTTCTATTAGATCCTACTCCGTATGGTAGTAACGTTTTAAATACTGTAAATCCTACATCTGACTTAAACACATTTGATAATGCATTAATAGGTTTCTTGATAGCATCGACATCATAAGCAGAACCTGTTTTTTCTAAATCATCTAAAAAAGATTTAATTTTATCATAACTGCCTTCTACTTGATAAATTACCTTTGTAAGTATTTTAGTTGCTTCAAGTTTATCCATTGCTGTTTCGTCTGCTATAGGTCTTGCTACTACTGAACCAATAACTGTTTGAATATGATCTGAATTTAGTATTCTCCAAATTTGGTCTATTATCCCTCTGTCTTTTTCATCTTCAATATCTAATTGTTTAATAATATCCTGTATTTTAATTTTTTCTGCTTCTAGATCTTCATATTCAGAGATCATTATTCCTTCATTTAGATTTACTTGTTTTTGTGATGAAGGATCTAACTGTTGCTTAATATAACTTCTTAGTATAGGCCTTAAACATGCGTCGTCTCCGCCCTCTGAACGTCTGTCTCTAAATGCTTTTAACATGGAAGGTACAGGTAGAGCAAAATAGGCATCCATTTGTTTTTTAATATCACTTGCTGGCATAGGCTCTGCAAGTAATTTGTTTAACATTCTAACGACAGAGTTATCTGGTAAGGCACCCTCTTCCATTTTTTCTTTTTTCTTTTTCTTTTGAGGTTTATCGTGTTTATCAATTCTATCTGTTGCAAAAGTATCTTCTATTCTACCTTCTTGTTTTTTCTTACCATCACAATGAGCCTTTTGACTGAAACCTTTAGGGTTGCTACAGTTGATACTGTCCTTATATTTTTTGCTCCACTTTTCTAATACATCTGATTCGTTTATAATACGCAACCGTTCTTGTAAAGGTAGTTTGTCAAACTTGTCTAACACACTTTCTTGATTTTGTCTTGACATATTCATCCTTGCTGATGCTAATACAGATTGAAAGTCATCAAAAGCACCCATACCACTATCTGGTGTATCTGCAAGTGTATCTAATACTGCATTTTGAAAACGTCTGTCATTACTTGCATTATTTAAAAATCCTACTAGGTCATTTACAGAACCTCTAGCCAAATAGTTCTGCATACCATTTCGCATCATTTCATCAAACTTAGGCCAACGGTTTCTTGCTAAATCGTAATCTGAATTAAATTCTTTTTCTGGTGGTGTCGATATTGTTTTTTCTGCATCTTCAGGTCCGCCTAATCTGCCACCAATGTAATC